GCTGCAGGTTTTACCGATCAGGGTGAATATAAACCCTGTAATTTACTGGCGGGGGAATATCCCCGCATTGAGCGCATCATCGCCATCGCTTCTGGCAGCAATCTGACCAAAGGCGCAGTGCTGGGGCGCATTACCGCTTCGGGCAAGTTTGTCTTAAGTGCATCTGGCGCAAGCGATGGCTCAGAAGCGCCCGATGCTATTCTCGCTGAAACGGTAGATGCAAGCGCCGAAGATAAACAAGCCGTTGTGTATTTCAGCGGGGAGTTTAACGAAAACGCGCTCACGCTTGGCACTGGCCACACGGTGGAAAGTATCCGCGCTGGTTTACGTTCCAAAAGCATCTTCCTTCGTAGCAACCAATCTTAACCCATAAGGAGAACACTCACATGTCTGTAGATATTTTTAGCACCCATGTTCTGACCAAGGTGGTCGAACGGCTGGATCGTCCAAGCTCGTTTTTGCTGGACGTATTTTTTGGCCAAGAACAAACCGAAGATAGCGAAGAAATTCACTTCGATATTGATAAATCTAAACCGCGTTTGACACCGTTTGTGTCACCATTGGTGGCGGGTAAAGTCGTGGATGATGAAGGCTATATCACCAAGAGCTTCAAGCCAGCTTACGCCAAAGATAAACGCCGCTTTGATCCAAGCCGTCCGCTTAAACGCTCCATCGGTGAAAAAATCGGTGGGACATTATCCCCGCAGCAACGCCTTGAAGCCAATCTCAACCGTACACTGACCAAGCAGCTTGAAAACCTCACCCGCCGTGAAGAAGTGATGGCGGCAGAAGCCTTGCGAACAGGTAAGATCACCGTCGCTGGTGAAGATTACCCAACGGTGGTGGTTGATTTTCAGCGTGATCCTGAATTGACTGTGGCGCTGGCAGGCTCGTCCCGCTGGGGTGAAACAGGCGTGAATGCGCTCAACAACCTTGAGGACTGGGTTGCCAAAGTGCAGGAGAAATCGGGCGCGGTTGCCCGCACGGTTGTCATGGATGCACTGGCTTGGCGTGTATTTAAGGCAGATGCTTCCGTTGAGAAGCTGCTTGATATTCGTCGCTTGCGTGACAATGCCGGCATTAACTTGGGGCCGATTGCTTTTGGTCAGGGTAATGAGCTTGCCCGCTATGTTGGATCAATCGGTGACTTGGATTTCTGGGTCTATAATGACCGTTATGTCGATGAAAGTGATCAGGTACAAAAACTGCTTCCTGATTACACCGTTTTGATCGGCAGCACATCCCAGCTTGAAGGCACGCGTTGTTACGGTGTTATCCAAGATGAAAAAGCAGCCTATCGCGCGCAGCGTTTCTTTTCAAAGTCATGGCTTGAGGAAGATCCGGCTGTGCGCTGGTTGCTTTTGCAATCTGCGCCGCTTCTTGTGCCGTATCGCCCCAACGCATCATTTTGTGCAACTGTGCGCTAATGGAGGATTGAACTATGAAGATAACAGCAATCATTACCCTGCATGTTGATGGCAAAACCATTCTGCCTGGAAAATCCGTTGATATTTCTGATGAGGAGGCAAAGTCACTGATTGAACGCGGCTTTGCCAAATCGGCAGATGCATCGGTTGTGACAGAACAAAAGCCTGCCCAGACCCAGCAACCAGAACCCGCCATTGATGATGTGATCGAGGCGATTGAAATCCTCAATCCTGAAACTGATTTTGCCAAAAACGGCAAACCAAAGGTGGAAGCGATAGAGGCTGTTCTTGGTCAAAATATCTCCGCCGAAACACGAGATAAAGCATGGGAGCTTTATCAAAAAGAGTTAGTGTCTGATGGGGCATCGGGCGATGACGTTCAGGAATAGTGCTATAAAATCGGTGGACGTGCTGTTTAATCGTTTTGGGAAAACGGCACGTCTCATCTTTGCTGATGAAATGGAAATCGACGCGCTGGTGATTCATCGGTTGCCAGACAAAATCACGGATGTGTTTGATGCACGGGTGCATTCAGAAACAGATATGTTTGAAGTGCGCCTTGCTGATATTCCTGCAGGCAAAACGCTAGGGTCTATTGTTTTGGATAGCAAGCGTTACACCATACAAGGTGAACCCGTCAAAGATCAGCATAATCTTATTTTAAAGGTGGATACTTATGCGGTTGAAAGCGGCGATTGAGGGTGATCTTAAACAATATATGAAGGAAGAGTATCGCACGGCAGAACGTGCCGTGACGCTCGGCATTCGTGAAGCCACAAATGGTTTGAAAATGTCCATGCGCCGGCAGGTACATTCTTCTGGTTTGGGACAGCGCATGGCCAATACCTGGCGCGGTGATATTTACCCGCGTGGGCAAAATTCCATTCGGGCGGCGGGGTTGGTTTATACCAAGGCCAGCAAGATTATGGCGGGTTTTGATGACGGCACGGTCATTAAATCAAAAGATGGCTGGTGGCTGGCGATCCCAACGCCAAATGCGCCAAAGCGCGGTATGGGTGGTAAGCGGATTAATCCGTCCAACTTCCCTGAACATCGTTTTGGCAAGCTTCGCTTTGTGTATAGGCGTAATGGCCCATCATTGCTGGTGGTCGAAAATGTGCAGGCATCCTACAGCCGTAAAACAGGAGAATTACGAGGCTTTCGCAAAGCCAGCAAACGCAACTTAAAAACAGGAAACAAGCTCTCTAGTGCGGTGATGTTCTGGCTTGTACCGCAGGTCAAATTGCCAAAACTGATCCGTTTCGATGAAGAAGCCAAGCGCTGGTATGACAAGCTGCCACGGCTGATTTTGAAAAACTGGTCGGATAGTTAAGTTTAAAATGACCGCCAAAACTAAAGGATTACTTTATTTATATGAATATTTTTAAAGAAGAATGTCCGCTTTGTTTATTTTGACCACTGTATCGGTACCAATAGTACCAATATTCGATCCAAAATAAACAGCATCACCCCGAACGGGACGAAAATGCAAAAATAGAGGGTAAATAGTTAAAATCACCCCGAACGGGTTTATTTTCTTGATAATAACGTTGTTTGTGCTAAAATCGTCCCGAAAGGGTTGAAAAATGACTACACATAAAATTGAAAAACTTGGTGAAATGATCAGGCAGGCTCGTAAAGAGCAAGGATTAACACAAGAACAGCTCGCTGCCACAACAGGTGTCGGCGTGCGCTTTATTCGTGAATTGGAACAAGGAAAAGAATCGTGTCATATCGGCAAGGCGCTGACGGTTGTTGCAATGCTTGGAATAGATATTGAAGCGAATGGTATAAAATTATGAGCCGTATATTAGACGTTTACCTGTGTGATAATTTTGTCGGCACACTGACCCAAGATAACAGTGGGGATTTGGAATTTTCTTATGATCAGGGATATGTCGAGACCAGAGATCGCGGCATTTCACTATCGCTCCCCTCAACACAGAAATTGCATAAAGGTCAAATTGCAAAAGCCTTTTTCTCAGGCCTTTTGCCAGAAGAAAGCGTGCGGGAGCGTTTGGCTGGATATTTGGGCATTTCAGAGAAAAACCCGTTTGCATTGCTTGAAATTGTTGGTGGTGATTGCGCCGGTGCGTTGGCACTTTATCCGCAGGGCCAAAAACCATCTCCAGAAGCAAAAGAAATTGAAACGCTTGATGATGCAAGGCTGAAAGAGATTTTAGACTTGATTAAGCGTCGCCCTATGCTGGCGGGTGATGATGGTTACAGGCTCTCTTTAGCAGGAGCGCAGGACAAGCTCGCTGTCGGATTTGAAAACGGAAAAGTACAGCTTATCAAAGGTGGTGCGCCGACCACGCATATTTTAAAACCGATTATCGAGCGTGTGCGCGATAGCGCCCATAACGAACTTTTTTGTATGAAACTGGCAAAGCGTATGGGCATTGATGTGCCGGATGCCATGCTGCATTTTGTTGATGATACGCCTTATTATTTAGTTGAGCGTTATGATCGTGTCATTGATGAGAACGGAAACGTCAAACGTATTCATCAGGAAGACTTTTGCCAAGCGCTGGGAATTGCTCCCGAAATTAAATATGAGCGCGAAGGTGGGCCGAGTATCACAGCATGTCAGGATGTGATTGCTAATCATACGGCAAGACCTGCTGCGGATCAGATTAAATTTCTGAATATTGTGATTTTCAATTATCTGATTGGAAATGCAGATGCTCATGGCAAAAACTTCTCGCTTTTATATAAGGGCGATAAACCAGAGCTTGCACCCGCCTATGATTTATTAAGCACGGCGGTGTATCCAGATTTGTCTGAAAAGCTGGCCATGAAGATTGGCGGTAAATACAAGCCGCGAGACATTTATCTGCGCCATTTCCACAGAATGGTTGCCGATACGAAAGCAGCGCAGTCTGCCATAAACAGGCAAATACAAACGATGTCTGGGAAGATTGTTGATGTGGCAACAACACTTAAAACAGAGCTTCAAGATGAAGGATTAACCTCTGATATTTTTGAAGACATCATTGAGGTTATTAAAGAACGCTCACAGCGATTGAGCGAATAGGATTTATTAAACATGACATCAAAACGAGAACAGGCCCTAACGGGCCTTTTTTTATGCCTACAGAATGGCGATCTAAGCGATGCCGAGTTGCAGAGAAATGAGCCGTTTCCTACCAAAATCCCAGCATCGGGATTGCTCATTTTGCGTGACGGCGATGCGGGAGAGCCAGAAATTACGCTCTCCCCGACACGATATCACTATGCCCATGTCGCGGAACTGGAGGTGCTGGTTCAAAAGCCAAAACCCGATGAACGTGACGCGGCATTGGATGAATTGCTGGTAGCGCTGGGTAACACGCTTGGCGCTGATGCAACGCTCTCAGGTGCGGTGGATTACATGTCCATCGGCTCACCTGAATTTTTAACCGAAACCGTGGACGGTGCGCCCGCCATTAAGGCGGCAGTCGTACCGATCACGCTTGAATACACAACCTTTAACCCACTTCAATAAAGGAGGACTAAAATATGTCACGCGCTTACGGGTGGAATGCCCGCATGTTACTTGGTTTTGAAACCACCTATGGAACACCCCCGAATGCAGGGGCTTTTCATGTCATCCCCTTTGTCTCAAGCGATTTGGACTCGGCGCAAGGATTGATTGAATCCAATGTTCTGGGATTGGGTCGTGATCCGACTGCGCCGTTTCAGGATGTGATCAACGTGGATGGCGATGTTGTTGTGCCGATTGATCTTCGCAATATCGGCTTATGGCTGAAAGCCATGTTTGGAGCACCAACCAGCACAGGTGATGATCCCTATACCCATGAGTTTAAATCGGGGGCAATCACACTGCCCAGCATGGCCGTGGAAGTTGGTTTGCCTGAAATTCCGGACTTCCCTCTATTCACAGGCGTGCGTGCTAACAGCATCGCTTTTAATTTTGCCAGATCCGGTGAGGCACAAATTACCGTTGGCTTGATTGGTCAGGGGGAAACCCCGCAAGCGGTCACACGTGATGCCAACCCAAGCCAAGCGGATTACACACGATTTTCACAATTCCAAGGCTCGGTCAAACAAGGTGGTCAAGCGCTGGGGAATGTCACGTCTGCGGCGCTCACCTATAGCAACAATCTGGAGCGTATCGAAACAATCCGCGATGACGGCAAGATTGATGGCGTTGACCCAGGCGTTGCGTCATTAAGCGGAAATATCACCGTGCGCTATGCAGACACCACATTGATGGATGCGGCGCGTGCAGGTACGCCGATTGATCTGGAATTATCCTATATCATCGATGCCAACCGCCAGCTGGTCATTGAATGCCATGAGGTTTATTTGCCAAAGCCGAAGCGCTCAATTTCAGGGCCGAATGGCATTGAAGCCTCTTACGATTATCAAGGCGCAAAAGATGCCGTGCTGGGCAACATGGTCACAATCACTATTATCAACGATGTGGAGACTTATTAATGTTAAAACTCAATATCCAAACAGAAGCATATTGGCTTGAACTGGGCTTAGGCGTGAAGGTGAAAGTACGCCCATGCACCAGCCCGATTTTTTATGCCGCGCGCGCTTTTATGAACAAACGCCTGACGGAATTAGGCGCAGAATACCGCAAGCGCAAAGAAATCGGCGCATCTGTTGACGATCTTCCCGATGTTGAAAACGTGGAAATCCGTGAAGCGCTGGCCGAGGAATATCTAGCACGCGGTCTTGCCCGTGCGGCCATTATTGACTGGGACGGTATTTTGGAAGCCGATGGCGATGAAAAAGCGCCTGTTACTCCTGAAAAAATCGATGAACTCATGACAGGGTTTTGGTCAGTTTCTGCCAGTTTCTCTCAACAATACACAGGTGTGCGGGAGTTGATTGAAGCTGAAAAAAAAGACTTGAGCGTCGCGCCGAATGGTATTTCGGAGACGGCGCAGGATATTGCGGAAACTGCCCCCAAACGTGTGAAGACTGCCCGTTCGAAGAAAACAGTCCGCAAAGCCTAGAGGGTTTTCAGGCATGGGATATTGCTTCTCGCATATCCCCGCAAATTAGAAACAGCTTTCCCTTATCTGAAGCCTTAAGCCTGGCATCCGCGCTAGGCTATGACATGGCCGTGATGGGCGAGCTGTTGCCCGCACTATCAACCGGTATCACCAAAGCCTTGATGGCTCATAAGGATTAACCAAGAAAGTATCAAAGGCCACCATGCGTTCACAAAAAAACATGTCGATCCGCCTTGCCGTGGTGGACGGGAAAAAGGTTGAAGATACCTTTTCTCGCATCGGTAATAAGGGACAACAGGCATTTGAGTGCATTGAGCGTTCAACCAAGCCAGCAAGCGCTGGATTAAAAGCCGTTGATACCACAGCGCGTGTCTTGAACAATGTGTTCCGCCAAGCAGCAGGACTTGTGGCGGCTTACGCTGGGATTACGGGCATTCTTGCCTCTGTGCGCTCTGTTAATGAAACTGGTATGGCGTTTCAGGGCTTAGGAACGGCACTGGAAACCATCACAGGGTCAAGTGCTGGTGCGCGGGAGGAGCTGAAATTCCTTGAAGAACAAGCCGAACGTTTAGGGCTTAATTTACTGGAAACCGCGCAATCCTATATGCAGATTGCCGCCGCCGCCAAAGGAACAGAACTTGCGGGCGATGGCACGCGCCAGATCTTCACCGCCATTGCAGAAGCGTCCACCGTACTTCAGCTTTCCGTTGATCAAACAAACGGTGCGCTGAGAGCCATCGGGCAAATCATGTCCAAAGGTAAGGTTCAGGCCGAAGAACTGCGCGGACAATTGGGGGAGCGTCTTTACGGTGCATTCCAACTTGCCGCACGCGGTATGGGTATTACCACGGCAGAGTTGGATAAAATGCTGGAACAAGGTCAGGTTATTGCCGAAGACTTCTTGCCAAAATTTGCCGCTGAAATCCGTAAAACTTTCTCCGATGGTGTGCCTGCCGCATCATTGACGGCACGAGCGGAAATGAACCGCTTTAATAATTCTATTTTAGAGATTGAGCGCACTATCGCTGCATCCGGCTTTTTGGATGGTGTCACACAAGGTTACCGTACCCTCACTGAAACACTCTCCGATCCAGCCGTGGTGGATGCCGCGCGAGAATTGGGGCAAACATTAGGCTCTACCATTGCAACAGCAGCGGAAGGCCTTGCGTTTCTGATAGAGAATGCCGATATGGCTGTCACGGCTATTGGTGGACTGGTGATTGCTCGTACAGTCGCGGGTGCGGTAACTCTTTTGAATGCATCCATTGCAAGTAATGCAGGATTGATTGTTGGCTTGCACATGGCAAATAGCCTTTCTACCGCTTTTGCCATCCGTCTTGTGGCGGTTGAAGCAGCAAGCAAACTGGCAACATTGGCCATGGTGGGATTCCGTTCTGCCTTAATGTTGGTGGGTGGCCCCGTGGGACTTGCCGTATTGGCAGGCATTGCCATTTTGAAACTTGCATCCGGTCATGATGCCGCGGCAAAAGCCGCACGTGATCATGCGGAAGAATTAAAGGAGATCAAAGAAGAACTCGGCAAAACCGCCGAAGCGGCATCGGACTTAAGCGAGGCATTGAGCGAAAGTGAGAGCGTTTACCGTTTCACCAAACAACTGGAAACGGCAAAAGAAAACATCATTGATCTGCAGAAGGAATTAAAATTCAGTGGTATTGGTGGGTTTTGGGATCAGTTTAGTCGTTTTGGAAAACCACTTCAGCACGAGCTTTATCAAATTCGCCAAGCCTTCAATCAGGGGAAGCTATCAGCAACGGAGTATTCCGAAGCGTTATTCAAGCTGGCAACCAAATATCCTGATTTTGGTGAACAAGCCGAAGAAGTGCAACAGCAGGTTTTTGCGTTACTAGCGGCAGAACGTGCCGCTAAAAAAGCCTCTGCTGCGCTGGATGAATTGCGGAATCCAAAAGCCAAAACCACTGCACCGGATGCACCAAAACCATCTGCCCCTGCAGAGGCGATTCCTGAGCTGTCGGATGCTGATAAAAAACGCATTACAGATCGCATCACCGAATTGCATGCGGAAGAACAAGCTTTACAACGCTTGAACACTGCCCGCACGCAAGGTGAAGCGGCTGTTCGTCGTGCCATGATTGTCAATGAGCAGGATCAGGCATTGCGTCGTTTGGGACTGGATATAACCGGCGCTCAAAGTGATGAACAAAAAGAGTATGCCCAGCAGATTAAATCGCTGGTGGGTGATATTTATCAATTGCAAGAAGTTGATAAAAATTACCAAGAAACTGTCCGTGAAAATAACAAGTTAGCGCGAGAACGTGAAAAACTTGTTGAAGATGTGCGTCAGAAATATGATGCGCTGGATACGTCTTTATCAGCGGCGATTAAACGCGCTGGTGAATGGCGTAATGAGGCCTTAACAGGGCTTGATGCCACCAAGGCGGGTTATGCCGATTTCGCTGCACAGGTTGATGCAGTTTATAACGACATGATCGCCAAAGCCCGTGATGAGGATTTGCAAAATTCTAAGCGCTGGGAAGACGGCATTAAACGCGGATTGCAAAGCGTTATTGATGAAGCCGATGATATGGCGAGCAAGGCTGAACGCGGTGTCACCTCTATGTTTAAAAGCATGGAAGATGCGCTGGTTAGTTTTGTCACGACAGGCAAGCTGGATTTTAAATCCATGGCGGATTCCATCATCGCCGATATGGTGCGGATGCAAATCCAGTCCAGTATCACAAAACCACTGGCGGGTGCTCTGGGTGGTTTTCTGGGTGATATTGCAGGGTCAATTTTTGGTGCGCCTACGGGTGCAGGTACGACCTCCACAGCCACAGCTCATACTGGCGGTGTGATTGGCAGCGACACTTTACGCATGCGTTCGGTGAGTCCATCTGTGTTTGCAAATGCGCCTCGTTTTCACACTGGCGGCATTGTCGGGAATGAAGTGCCGATTATCGCCAAACAAGGCGAAGCCGTCTTTACGCCAGGGCAGATGAAACTGTTGGGCGGTGCGTTGCAATCCAAGCCAAATGTGAATGTATCTGTCCGTGTTGAAAACAATGTCAGCAATGCTCAAGCCAGAGCCGATGTCAGTCGTGACAGCGCAGGCAACATGGATTTGAAAATCATCATCGAAGAAGTGGAAGGAAACCTTGCCCGCAATATTGGACGTGGCGAAGGTCTAGCGCCAACGCTGGAGCGTCGTTATGGCCTTAATCCTGCGGCAGGGAGTTATCGATAGATTTAATCAAAGTTTTAATTTAAAATATTAAAATTAGGGGCTGACACCTAACATTGAAAATGAGGTTAAGAAATGCGTAAAAAAGATAATAAAGAGAGCCTTGACGATCTGGCAAGTTACAGCAGCCAAGGTGGGTTTGGTGGCGGAATGTTAGATATAGAACAAGAAAGAAATATAGCGGATAAGATAAAGCATCGAGAATTATTGAGAATTAGTCAGGGAAATAAAATATTCACCATATTAAATACCTTCATTGCAGCTATAACGCTTATAATTCTAATTTATCAGGTATTTTTTTCTTAAAATTATTCTTACTTTGGAATGTAGCCACCTTCGGGTGGCTTTTTTATTGGAGAAATCATGTCAGAAATCACATGGCCATCAACATTGCCGTTGCCGACAGTACAAGGATATGGCGTTCAGCCTGGAGAAGCGATTTTACGCACCGAGATGGAGGCTGGCCTTGCACGGCAGCGCCGTCGTTTTACAGATGTGCCGACCAAGGTTTCTGTGCGCTGGATTATGCGGCGGGATCAATATGCGATTTTTGAAGGTTGGTATCGCTGGTATGCCCGTGAGGGGGCGAGCTGGTTTGCTATCACGCTTCTAGGTGGTCTTGGTCTTTTGGAACAAGAAGCACGTTTTACACGGCAATTCTCATCACGCCTTTTGGCGGGTGGGACGCTTTGGGAAATCACATCCGAGCTGGAAATCCGTGAACGCCCGACTTTAACAGAAGGATCTATTGGAATCCTACTTGATAGTGATTTGATCTTACTAACGTCATCAATCAATAAACTGCAACAGTTTGTCCAACGACATCTTTAAAAAGGAAACAGTATATGGCCAATTTACAAGAAAGGCTTGAGGCGCTAATTGCCCAAGCAGAACAAGATACGTCCATATTACACAATATTGTTCATCAAGGTGCCGATTTTACGACGACCGTGGAAAGCGGAATCATCCCATCTCTTCAAAAGAAACTGCAAGACATCCGAAATGAAATTATTGGTGGGACAAATGATATTGTGGCACTAGCAGAAACGGCTAAGGATCTTGCCGTTCAGGCACAGAATAACGCTATGTTATTTAGAGATGAAACATCTGGTTTCAAAGATTCTGCGCAAAACAGTCAAGAGCAAACCGAATATTGGGCGGGTCAGGCAAGTGCTGCTGCATCTGGCTTGGCCGAGAATATCCATTACAACGATACGACGGTCAAAACTGTATTAGACAGTTTGGGTGAGTTGGCATTTTTAAACAAAATTGCACTGTCACAGATGCAGGAAGAAATCATTAATTCATTATCTCAAGTCGGCGATGAAAAATTGACTTTGCTATCCGTTGCGCCAGAAAACTGGATATTCGAAGAAGGGCAAGAAGTTTCTCGTGATGAATATTCAGTCCTTTGGGCGTGGGCAAATGATAATAACCTAGTTATTTCCCACACCAACTGGGACGCCGGTCAAAAAGGATTGTTTTCTGATGGTGACGGAAGTTTAACCTTTTGTATTCCCGACCTGCGTGGGCAATTCATACGTGTTCATGATAATGGTGCAGACATTGATAGTGATGCCGCTTCTCGTGTGGGCGGAGACACGGTCGGGTCAATGCAATTGGATGATTTTAAAGAGCATACACATACAAGTTATTATTGGAATGGTGCTGCCAGTCCTACGCAACGCCAGAATGTTGTTTCAAATAATGGCGGAGCATCATCATCCGGAACAACAAAGGGAACATGGATTTCAGATAGTTCTGGGGGCTCTGAAACACGCCCCAAAAATATGACACGTAAAATAATGATCCGCTATCAATAAGGAAAAATCATGCCGAATAATGCTTTATCAGAAGCTTTGCGCGAGGCCTATGCCTCTGCCCCCAGTGATATCGTGATTTTGCACACGCTGGAACTCTGCCATCCATCCTTTGTCGATGATGACGATAGCTCTATTGCCATTCGGGTGGTGCGGGACAATCAAAACCTCACCGCCCGCATGGAAGCAACTGCGCCATTAAACGCTGGTGAAATGGTGGAATTTATCGCCATGGGTTTTGATCTGGAATTACCGCCTGTTGATACTGCGCCCGTGCCTGAAATATCCATCACGCTGGATAATGTCAGCCGTGAAATTGTGACGCATTTGGATCGCGCTGCCGAAAGTCAGGACAAGATCGAGATCACTTATCGCCCGTATTTGTCAGACGATTTGGAAGGGCCCCAAATGGACCCTCCATTTACGCTGGTATTAACGGAAGTCAGTGCCGATGCATCCCGCGTGACCGGCAAAGCCCGCATGCTCGATGTCGGGAATAAAGCCTTCCCATCCGAAACATATAACGCCCTAAGATTTGCGGGCTTAACAAGATAAGGAGGCACGATGACACATTGGGCAACTGAATATATTGGAAAGCCGTGGGTCGTGGCGAGTGACGGCCCTGATGAATATGATTGCTGGGGTTTGGTGGTGGCGACCCATAAACGCCTTTATGGGCGGGATTTAACCATTATTCCCGTGCAGGAAAACAATCTGCGTCAGCTGATCAAAACCATTGATGCCCATCCCGAACGGGAGAATTGGGATGTGGTGCATAAACCGATTGAGTGCGACATTGCCCTGATGCGCCAATCACGCCATCCGATCCATGTCGGGATCTGGCTGGATATTGACGGTGGCGGAATACTCCACTGCATGCAAGGTGCTGGGGTGGTGTTTCAAAACCTGCATAGCCTGTCTCTCACGGGTTGGAAAATCGAAAATTATTATCGTTATAAAGGAGATTCTTAGATAAGGTTTTTATTCATACATTGCTGAATAGCCCATTTCGTATATGGCATGATCTTTTCATTGTCCAAAGCCTCTTGAGCGGTCAAAAACTCAATAGGCTCACGTTCATAACAGCCTGTTATAGTATCAAGCTTGTCATGCCAAAAATAAATATGAACAAGCTCCGTATGACCAGTAAAGCTCTCTGTAACTGAACCAATATGAATTAGATCTTGAGGGTTAATGATACCGCCTGTTTCTTCTTTTATTTCTCTTATAGCGGCTTCTGAATATGTTTCTGATTTTTCAACATGTCCGCCAAATAGATGAACGACACCAGGGTTTCTTAAATCGTTATCTGAGTGTCTTTGTAAATAAAAAGAGCCGTTGGCTCGCATGATAAGAACATCAGCCAGATGCTTAAGATAAACATCTGAATTGGTTTCATCATCTGTAACAACTTTTATTTCATCCATACCGGATCATATCTAAAAAAGTTAAAAAAAGGAATAACCATGGCGCAAATTGCCATTCATCATAATCCGTTTCATCTGCACCGGAATGTAGATCTGTTTCAACCGCGTATCGGGCAAACCGTGCGTGGTTGGTTGGATGAACGCGGCATTGCTGAATTCTCAAAGCCAACATTGTGCCTTGTTGATGGTGAGCCTGTTTTGCGTAAAGACTGGGCACTGGTGGTGATTGCCAAGGATATGGTGGTTAGTTTTATCACACTCCCCCAAGGCGGTGGTGGTGGCGGTAAAATTCTGCGAACGGTTTTAACCATTGCTGTTATGGTGGCCGCGCCTTATGCAGGGGCAGCGCTGGCTGGTACGCTGGGTGTGACCAGTGCCATTGGAACATCGCTGTTAACCGCTGGGATTGCACTGGCAGGATCGGCGCTTTTAAATGCGCTTATTCCACCGCCTATGCCCAGCTCGGCTATCAGCAATTATAATGCGACCAGCCCCAGCCCGACATATTCTCTGCAGGCACAAGGCAACCAAGCCCGACTTGGTGAGCCGATCCCTGTGGTTTACGGTCGGCATGTTGTCTATCCCGATTTCGGGGCAACGCCTTATGCGGAGTTTGTGAATAACGATCAATTTTTATTCCAGCTTCATGTGATCGGTCAGGGTGAGTACGATATCGAAGCCATCCGCATTGAGGATACGCCGATCAGCTCATTCGCCGAGATTGAATATGAAATCATAAACCCAGGTGGGGATGTCACGCTGTTTGACACGGATGTCGTGACCGCACCTGAAATTGCTGGGCAAGAGCTTCTCTCTACTGGTGATGGCGGTGATTGGATCGGGCCGTTTGTCGCCAATCCGTCCGAAACCCAAACGAATTTATTGGCACTGGATATGATCCTGCCAAAAGGTCTGTATTACGCGAATGACAGTGGCGGTCTCAATAGCCGTACCGCTTCATGGGATGTTGAAGCTCGTTTGATTGATGATGACGGTGTGGCGCTGAGTGGGTGGTTTAATCTTGGCTCGGAAAGCATCACGGACAATACCAACACGGCTATTCGAAAGACATACAAATACAGTGTGCCTGCAGGTCGCTATGAAGTGCGCGCCATCCGTACCAATGCCAAGGATATGTCCGCCCGTGCTGGCAGTGATCTCAACTGGAATGCGCTTAAAGCCCATCTGGTCCACGATGATGATTTTGGCAATGTTACGCTTCTGGCCATGAAAATGCGGGCAACGGATAATCTCTCGCAACGCTCCTCACGGATGGTCAATTGCATTGTCACCCGTAAACTGCCGATTTGGGATGCCGTGACGGGCTGGTCTGCACCGCAAGCCACACGATCCATCGCATGGGCATGCGCTGATATTCTTAAAAGCAGCTATGGCGCAAAGCTGGAGGACAGCCGTATTGATCTGCAGGCGCTGGTGGCGCTTGATACTGTATGGAGCGCACGCGGCGACACATTCAACGGCGTGTTCGATCGCAAACTCACCGTGTGGGATGCTTTGTCGCAAGTGGCACGCTGTGGTCGCGCTGTCGCCTTTTTACAGGGCGGTCTGGTGCGGTTTGTCAGGGACGAGCCTAAAACCCTCCCAGTAGCGCTGTTCTCTCCCCGTAATATCGTGAGAGGTAGTTTCAAGATCGACTATGTGATGCCTGGGGAAGATACGGCGGATAGTGTCACGGTTGAATTCTTCAACGAAAAAACATGGAAGCCCGATGAGGTGACCGTCAGCTTGCCAGATAGCAGTGCCGATCAACCTGCGACCGTTTCGCTGTTCGGCAGTACAGACAAAGCCCATGCCATTCGTGAAGGGCTTTATATGGCTGCCGCTAATCGCTATCGCCGTCGCATGGTGAGTTTCAAAACGGAGCTGGAAGGTTTGATCCCGACCTATGGTGATTTGATTGCAATCTCTCATGATATGCCGCGCTGGGGCGAAGCGGGTGACGTGGTCGCTTATAATCCTCCATATTTGGATTTATCGGAAAGCGTGAGTTTTAACGAGGGTGATAGCCATTACATCGTCCTGCGTAAAAAAGACGGATCAGTCAGTGGGCCTTGGCTGGTGACCGCAGGAGCAAACGAACGGCAAGTCATGCTGGGAGAAGAATTGGACTTCACGCCTTATACAGGCAGTGAGCAAGAGCGTACGCATTTTGCCTTTGGTATTGGTGAGCAATGGGGTGTGCTGGCCCGTGTGACTGCTGTCAAACCGCGTGGTGATCTGGTCGAGATTGCCAGTGTCGTCGAAAACCCGCTTGTGCATACAGCGGATCAATAAAACAACAATCAAAAACTATAGGAGTAAAAAATCATGTCCCTTGCAGAATGGGGCCTGCTGTTTGGCGTGCTCGCCAACAGCGTCGGCCTGTTAATAGCGTTGGTTAAAATCGTGGCGTGGATATCATCCCATATCGCCACGGTGAACGAGCGTCTCAACAATCTCGAAAGCCAAGTCAATAACGATATTACCGGTCGCAAAGTCGTCGGTGAAATGCGCCAAGACATCGCTGTCATCAAAACCCAGATCACCGATATTCGCGATGATCTGAAGGCGATGCGTACCCCAATCAATTAACCCAACCCAAAAACCATGAAAGGAAAATATCATGCTGACATTACTTGGAAGCCTGCTGGGCTTTTTATCATCTGCGTTTCCGGATTTCTTAAAACTCTGGCGCGACCACTCCGACCGCAAACATGAGTTGGCCATACTGGATCGGCAAATGGAGGCACAACGCCAAGGCCACACACAACGCCTTGAAGAAATACAGGTGCAGGCCGATATTGCCGAAAGCAATGCCCTCTACAGCCATGCCAGCCAACCGAGCGGCGTAAAATGGGTAGAAGCTCTGCGGGCATCGGTGCGTCCGGTTATCACCTATGCATTCTTCATTCTGTTCGCCACCGTCAAAACCGCTGCTTTGTTCAAATTGTTAGATCAGGGTGTCGGCATTACCGACGGACTGATTGCCGTTTGGGACGCTGAAACGCAGGCGTTATTTGCGGCTGTTATGTCCTTCTGGTTTGGTCAGCGTGCCTTGTCAAAATTTCGTTACCACGGCCCTTCGGGTCGCTCAAATCCTTGAAAAATAGTCTCGCGCCTTAAAACGACTTTATCGTTTTAAGAGGCTCGATATTCACTTGATAAGCGCTTGGAATGAAGCGTTACTGTGATTGTAAAAAGCAATTGAAAACAAGGAGATAGCAAAATGAGCAAACTATTTTACAAGGCGATGATCGAAGACATCCAAAATGATAAATGCACCGATGCGGAGCTGGAGGCTCTGCTCGATGCGTTTGAATACACGGTGAAGAAAATGGCCACCACACTGGCACGAAAATCTTGGTATGCGCTGGAAGATTACGCCACATCAAAACAGCGTGGCATTGACCGTTTTAATCTGACGCTGGAGCGCAGAAACGTCAACGGTCAGGAACAATGGTGGGGCGCATTTGAATACGGCAGCAAGAAACTCAAAATCATAGGAACATTGGAAAAATGAGACATATCACGCAAAATGGAATTGACCTGATCAAACGGTTCGAGGGCTTCTCTCGGACCGTTTATTTTTGTCCCGCTGGTTACCCGACTATCGGCTATGGCCATGTAGTCAAGCCATATGAGGATTTTTCTGCAGGCATTGACGAAGTGCAGGCCGAGGAGTTGTTACGCCAAGATGCCGTTATCGCCGAGCGGGCTGTTTTGCGCCTGATTAGTGTACCGCTGACAGACGGCCAGTTCGACGCGCTGGTGTCATTCACTTACAATCTTGGCGGTGGGGCTCTCCAGCGCTCAACACTACGCCGTAAAATCAACCGTGAAGAACACGCCGAAGTACCAGAGCAATTCATGCGCTGGGTCTGGGCGGGTGGCCGTAAGCTAAAAGGACTTATCAGGCGTAGGGAGGCTGAAGCTGGTTTTTATTCAAGCTTTAAAACACAATTACTTATATAGATTAATTTGGACTAATAATGAGCTCTATTTCATTATCATCAAACCATCCCTGTTGAACAAGGTTTGTTTTCAGAAGTTTCGGATTTTCCGAATAATACACAATGGCCAAACTTTTTTCGGCGCGGGAACAAGTGACATAAAAAAGCCGTTTGGTGCGGGTAATGCTTGTGTCTCTATGCTCTTGCTCATTTTTAATATCAGTGGCTGTTTTTTCTTTTACACCAACTAATTTATCGTAAGAAAATAAAAAACCTCTTGAGTCTTCATCATCAATAATGACCATGACTCTTGGAAACTCTAGACCTTTAACACCTTGATGTGTATCAAAGCTGGCTCTTTCGCCAATGTAGTCCGAATATGCCTTGATCTGTTCAAAAGGAGTCAAAAGAAATTCATCCCAGCAGTCAAGAGTCGTTTCCTCACCTTTTTCGCCAGATATACGTCTTTTTGCAATTTCTTCTTCAGCTAGCTGTTGCTCATCTGGTGTTCTGTCGGCAATGGAGCGTAAGCCTTCAGATATTTCAAAGAGACCTGTAGAGGCGACAATTTTCAGCACATCTAAAAATTTAGGGGGCTGCTCTTGAGAGAAAACGTCTAAAAGATTGTCTACAGCTTTTTTTGCTATCTGGATTTGTTCTGCCTGCTTGTCGCCAGAAGCACGTAGGAGCGGTTTGCTTACAAGAGGGGAATACTTACGAACAAGAGCTGCTACAGCAAATTTGTCATCCCTAGATTCAATTAAGGGAAGAATGCGTTCAGAAAATAACTTTATACCGCTTAACGTCCCATCTAAAAGACCTATACGCAGCAACGGATCTCTATAGAGGGGTTCATACATGTCATAGAAACCCATGCGTTTTGCTGCCATGTGGTGTTCAAGAATAAGAGTTTTAACAGCAGTGGATGTATTCCAGTCGGCATCTTCCGAGATTTTTGCCATTCTTTGTGCTACAGCAATTTCGGCCTGCGTTTTATCGGTGGTATTCCCATTAAAGATAAACAAACGTACTACGCCTTCGTCTGCATCTGTTCTTGCCTGCTGCTCTTGTCCGTCTTCCCGCAATTTATTAATCAGTGTAATAACGCGTTTAGGGCAACGATGATTCATTTTCTTTTTAGGCGTTGCCCAGTTTGAGGGAAGATCTTGCCCAAGATCTTCTTTGCCATCAGCATAAATTCTTTGCATAAGGTCGCCAAAGAGACCAAGGATAAATTCAGAATGCTGATTCTGAACAGATAGAAATGCATCCATAAGAGTCTTATTGGTATCTTGGCTCTCATCAATCAAAAGGATAGGAAATTTCTTGATTAAGAGGCGCTGCATGGTCTCTTTCTCTAAAAGAAAAGCAGCCGATATTTTGATAACCTCACTATGATTGAGAGAGTCTTTTCCTTTGTTTTCTCCATTGGGATTATAAACAAACTTCGAAATTGTATCCAGATTATCGAGACGTTTCTTCTTATTGGCGATATCCCGCTGACGGTCTTGACTTGCCTTTCCACCACGACCTTTCCGTTCCTTTTCTTCTAATTCGAGGATGTCTTTTTTAAGCTCATCTTTGAGCCAAGATTTGATATCGTTATTAAATCCTTGGATCAGGGACCACACAAAACTGTGTATTGTCGACACCTCAATCAATGGATCGTATCCGACACGATGTTTAATCTCATCGGACGCCTTGTTTGTATAAGTAATTACAGCCACACGTTGTCCATGGAGACGGAGACTTCTGTTGTAATTCTTTCGTATATGCTGCAGAGCATTTACTAGGGAGCGAGTTTTTCCAGATCCTGCCCCAGCAAATAAAAAGAAACTCTGCGGCATTTCTAGGTTTAAGCAAGTTGCAATTTCAGTATCAACGCCTGCATCAATATTATTTGGATCAGCGGAAAGATCGGTAGTTTGCTGCATCATGCCGCTTCCTCTTCAAGAACTTTTTTGTTGTCGTTTTTTGCAGCATTATCTTCATGCCTAGTAACTTGGTCTTCCAGCCATTTTAGGCCTTCGTCTATGTAGTAAGGGACGGCGAAGTCTTGCGGATCTTTGTGAAAAAGAAGCTCAAGAGCAAATTCTGCCTTGTTTCCTGTCTTTAAGTCCTTAAGAATGGCAGTGCTAAGATCTTGAGAAGTTTTCTGTTCTGCCAAGGCAGTCCGAAATTTTTTGATCAGTCCATCACCCTCAAGATTTTTAAAGATTTCAATATTTGCGAATAGCAAGGCATCTTCAAAAGTGTTGGGTGTGATAGAGGTGGCCTCCTTCGAGGTATCAAGCGTGATATTGACTGGTAGTTGATACACAACGCGCACAGAAAAGCTAGCCTCTTTGTCTACAAAGGTCTTATCATCCATGGTAGCCTTTAGCAGGTCATCCTTATTTTCCTTCTTCGGCAACCATCCTTTAAGTGTGGGATTGCTTGTTGTTTGCCCAGATCTGACATCAATATCGGTGATAATAAGCGTCGCTAACCCCAAATGCTCAATCAGCGGTTTGAAGCGATGAGCATGGCTACCGCCGACCTCTAAAAGGGTTAAATAACGATGATCCAAATTTGGATAGTTTTTCCTTATAAAATGAGGCAAAAGCATTCTTTCTGCCGCCCCCTCAATTAAAATTGCGGCATCTGCGAAGAACAGGTCGCAATGCGCCGCTTTCAGATAGCGAGCCACAAATCGTGCAGTTTCATCGTTTTTCCCGAAGACCTCTGACAGATTGATGACTGTGGATGTTGGTGCTTCTCCTTTTGTCTCGACAGGTTTTCGCCGGAAATATCGAAGGCACGAGAATTCACATTCGTGTGCAATATGGCTGGAATGCGTAGAAACGATCATCTGTGTGATATGTGTCGTATTTGATCCCAAATCATTATGATTTCTTAAAATATCATATGCTTTACGCATAAAGACTTGTTGTACTTGAACATGCAGGTGCGCTTCAGGTTCCTCGATCAACACCAAATGAAGAGGCGGAATTCCTTTTGCGTCAGGTTTTGATGCCATCTTTTTTTCAACTTTTCCTACCTGCATCCATGCATCACGAAAGCTCATTAACCGAAAAACCATAGAAATTAAGTTTTGATAACCTAATCCATTATACTGCTCAGGAAGATGTGCCTCTTGATCAATCTCATATTGGAAAGCGGATGCATGATTCAGTCCATCTGTTAGCTTAATTAGGGTGGAAATTTTAACTTTGGGGTCTGAGATGCCAGGATAACCCAGCCCTTGAATTTCGTTCAAAGGCGCAGCGAGGGAAGATTCAAGTCTGCCATTAAAAGTATTCTGTGCATGATAGAGAGCTTCCAAGGCATCAATATCAGCTCCTTCTGGCATATCACTGGGATTTAAGTGCTTGTCAAAATAAGATCGCACCTGATCACCAAGTTTGCGCTTGTCGCTTCGTTTTGAAGGTTCTGCGCCTCCGTCATCGGACGAGTCCCCATTATTTCCAGCATCAGAAAATCCTCTCTGGGCATTAATTTCATCAATGCGGATAAGACCAGAGAATGGGTTATCTTCGCTCGCTTCAATATTGGGAGCAAGAAGCTGAGGCTGTGCAACCCCATTTTTAGGAGTTTTTAGCTTATCGGGGTCAAGAATATATGAACGAACACGGAATTTGCTGCTGAACCCGCGCTCTAGAAAATCTTTCATCGTGGTAGGCCAGAGGGGGACATTCTTATTTGCGGCCTTAAGAACTTCGCCAGATTGCTGGCGAAGAGTTACATATTCAGCTTTGATGTCTTCCAGTTTTGTTGGCTCAAGCCGAAGTCTTACTCCTAGTAATCCACCGTTCCAGTCCAATGTAGGTAAGAGATGTTGAACGTAATGAATTTCACTTTTATCAACATCTAACCAGATATCCAAGGCAGGAAGCATTGATTCCCATTCAATCATTTCATGTGTCGAATCAGCTTTTTCTTCCCAAATTTTTCCTATGGCGTTTATTTTTCGCCAATTTGTAATGGTGAAGTCGTTAACATCAAAATGTTTTTGTTCAATCAAGAATTTCCTTAGAGCTACAACGGCTGTTGTTTTTCCGCTATTATTAGCACCGACAAAAATTGTTTTATCATCAGACAGGTCGATCCTGACAGACTTTAATTTACGAAAATTTTGAATTTCAACGAATTTAATTTTCATAATTATATCTCCTCCTAGACACCTAAATATTTTTCAAAGAATGATCTCAACCTATCCAGGACAACTGTTTTTTTCTTGGCAAGAGTGTTATCTTTGTCGAACATAGAAACAGCAGGTAAAATACTCGCAAATCCTGTTCCTGTAGATTTCAGCTCACCGTCTCGGAATGCATTTGCAACAAACTTTCTGGCTTCCTCCGGCTTTAGATTTTCTTCCTCAATAATCTTTTCAAGATCTTCTGCTTTATTTCTATCCGTGAAAGCACGCCAGTCTTTATCAACGTCACTATGAACGTTCAATGTGTTTATGAACCTTTCAATCAGTTCCTTTTTGCTCCGTAATTCAATGCTTGAATTCATCGCCTTATCAATAGCCGTCAGGATCTCTTTATCTTTCATGTGAGATTTATGATATTTGGCCACCAGCTGGAGAATATAATCGATGTTGATCGTGACTTGCTTTACAAGCTCAATTTCAAACTCAATATCATCATTGATGCTTTCTTTATCACCATCACTTTGTCTGCGGTGCTTATCGTACAGGTCAAGGTAAGCGCTTTGATAATCCTGAAAATCGCGCTCGGATAATATTTCATTTCTAGAAAATTCATCGAAAGAAGTTAGTATATTACGAAGGCGCAGGATTGTTCCCCATAACTTAATGAAATCCTTTTCAGACTGTTCGCCTTCTATAAATACAGGCAGAGGAAAACGTTCTTGAAGATCGGCTATTAAATCAACGTATCCCCGCTGGGGTTTACCGTCTTTTTCCCAGCCGTTGTAATATTCTTTGAAAGATTTCAGCAGAACAATGCCGCCCGCTTCTTTATTGCCAAAAATCGAAAGAGCATCATTTGTGGCTTGTTCTAAATCACGGAAACAGATGATATTTCCAAAAGTTTTAACTGAGTTCAAGATGCGGTTTGTTCGCGAAAATGCCTGAAGTAGGCCATGGTGGCGTAAGTTCTTATCAACCCATAACGTGTTGAGCGTCGTTGCATCAAAGCCTGTCAGGAACATGTTCACGACAATCAGTAAATCAATCTCACGGTTTTTCATGCGCTGAGAAAGATCTTTGTAATAGTTCTCAAACTTGTCGGCGCTGGTGTCATAGCTTGTGCTGAAATGCTTGTTATAATCATCTATCGCGATATCCAGGAAGTCACGAGATGTCTTGTCTAATCCGCTGGTGTCGAAATCTTCATCCGGCAGGATGCCATCTTCATTTTCTTCTTCGTTTGCGCCAAAGCTGAATATGGTTGCTATTTTCAGGCCTGAATCGCGTGATTTAAATTCGTTATAATATTTCTTGGCAACCTCAATCGAGCTGACGGCAAAGATTGAATTAAACCCGTTCAGGCGAACTTGGTTTCGGATTTCTTTGATCTTTTTGTTTGCGTCTTTTTCTTTGTCCGCAACAACTTCCGCAATATTGGTTAGTTTCTGGAAGGAATAAAAACCACCATCACGCCTTGTCTTTTGCTCGAAATGCTCAAGAATGTAGTCTGTAATGTTCGCTATGCGCTTTGGATCATTCGCGGCCTTTTCAATGTCAATCGCGCGAACTTTTTTGTCCTTAATGTTGTCTTTGATTTTGATGGTATTGATGTAATCAATCCTGAATGGCAAGACGTTCTCATCGTTAATGGCATCAACAATAGTGTACGCATGAAGCTTTTGCCCAAAGGCCTGCTCTGTTGTTTTAAGATGCGGATTACCACCTGATGAAGAGTTTGCAGCAAAAATTGGTGTGCCGGTAAACCCAAAGATATGATATTTTTTAAAAGCCTTTGTGATGGCAGTATGCATTTCACCAAATTGAGAGCGATGACACTCATCAAAAATCAAAACAATATGGCCGTCAAAAACAGTGTGCCCTTTATTGGCAGAAATAAATTTAGCCAGCTTTTGAATGGTCGTGATAATAATCTTAGCGTTTGGATCGCTAAGCTGTTTGGTTAGGATTTTTGTACTGGTGTTAGAGTTAGCCGCACCTTTTTGGAATTTGTCATATTCCTTCATAGTTTGATAATCAAGGTCTTTGCGGTCAACCACAAACAAAACCTTATCAATGCCATCCATATGGGTGGCAAGCTGAGCAGCTTTAAAGCTGGTTAGGGTTTTACCGCTCCCTGTGGTGTGCCAGATATAACCACCAGCATCAATTGTACCCAATTGTTTATGGTTGGTGGACATAGCAATGCGGTTCATAATCCGTTCTGCCGCCGCAATTTGATATGGACGCATCACCAGCAAAAGCTTGTCTGATGTGAAAACGCAGTGACCCGCCCCCTATAAAGGAGTCCAAGAGTAATAGCGTTATTGCTATACATAACTTGGCATTTATTATTGGCATTT